TTTAAGCGGGTTTTAAATATCTGTGTTGCATTTCGTGTTGCATAAGTCCTCAAAATAACTATTTGCGATCTTGTTCATCTGCGCAGCTTTATCATCCATGGCATGACGATATACTGCCTTAAGTACACCGTCATTTCCCCACCCTCCTCTTTGCATGATATAAGCATCTGGTATTCCGAGTGCATGTTGAATGCTAGCAGAGTAGTGTCTTAAATCATGAAAACGAAATGGCTTAATATCAGCACGTTTCAAAAGAGTCTTAAACCGATCAGATATATTACTTGGGTATAAGTCTGTAATTCTTCCAGATTTACCTTTCCATTTTACGGCAACAAAATCAGGATATTCTATATAACGATCTCCCGCATAGCTTTTTGGCTGTTTAATTACCCATTTATTATTTGAATCCATAACCATATTTCTACACACATGGACTGTATTACCTTTTATATCTTTGGTATCTAGGGCACATATTTCACCGCGTCGCATTGGTCCAAATGCTGCAAGTAATATTGGAATTTCCATAACAGTATCTTCTGCAAATTGCATCAGGTGCTTTACCTCTTCGTCTGATGGTACATAGATTGATGGCCTGATCTTTTGCGGAAGATCGGTATTAAGTGCAAAATTTGGTCTGTAGGTTTTCAATACAGCAGATAATAACCCATGCATATTGCGAACGGATTTTGGAGAATGTTTCTTAGCCTCATGGTTTATGGCTTTTTGGATCATGTCTTGAGTTATATCACTAATCTTCATATCCATTAAACTTTCAAGATCTGATTTTAGTGAGCGTTTGTATTCTCTGACGGTTGCAGGAGATAATACCGAGCTGCGATCATCAATATACTGTTTCCAGGCCATTCTGAGTGTTAATCCATATGTGTGTGGTTCGTTTTCCTTTGTGTCAGCATATACAGCCGCAAGGCGTTCAGCTTCTCGCCTACCTGCAGGAGATGGATCACTACTAGAAAAAGATTTATAATATCGTTTACCAGACTCATCAGTATAATCGTACACCAAGCATCTCCAAGAGCCTGATGGAAGTTTCTTTGCTTTTGCCATATCTATTATATCCTTTCTTATTCACATTTAAGAACGTACGTTCGAAAAAGGTATTGCTTTTTCTTTAATAGCGTATTATAATTAAAGCGGAACACATGTTCTCATGCAATTCAGCTATTAAAAAAATATTTATCTATTTTTAACAAAAATTTATACGCATGTAGTACTGAACGTTAAAAATTACTTACTGAACGTTGATAATATTAAATGAATTGCTTAAAAAAACGTGTTTTATAGAATATAAATGGAAATTTTTACCATGGAAGTTATTAGTTACATATTATATAATCATGCCATAAGGGGCAAATATTCTGTAAACATCATTGTTATTAGATAATTTCACTGCATGCGGGGGCATTACATATGATTAATTTTGATAATTTAATTGCTTTATTAGAGGAAGAAAAAATGTTTTTAAACGATAATGATATACTGTTCATCTATTTAATAATTATGGAAATTATAAATAGTAAAGAGAATAATTAATTCCCACTTAAGCCTTTTGCAATTTCGATTAAAAGTTTACGATTTTCTTTTGTGAGTTCGTTGTAATAGATTTTTAGTAATTGTTGTGCTTCTAAATCATTTCTGATTTTAACTGCAAATGATGCTAGTTCATAGTTTGATAATAATCCCTTGTCATCCATATCCATGGGGACATCGTTTCCTATTAACCATGATGGATCAACATTGAGAGCTTTTGCTATTTTATAGAGATTTTTTTGTTTTGGTTCGAATGCTCCAGATATATATGTGCTTATAGAAGATTTACTTATTCCTGTTTTTTCTACTAGGTCAGATTGTTTCATGTCCTTTGCATATAATGCTTCTTGTATTCTCTCGGAAATTATACTCATAATACCACCTCACCAATTTTTTTATATAATAACACAATAGTTCGATAAACGCAACAAAAAATGTAATATAAACATCAAATGGTTCATTTTATCGAAAAAAATGTTTGACAAATGCTGCATCCAGTGATATACTACAAACAGTTCGATAAATCGAACGAAAAGGAGGTGAAATTTTTGGACAATGGTATTATTATTTTCGACTATAGTAAGTTGCTTGGTAAGATTAAAGAAAATTATGGTACACAAGAACATTTTGCATCTGCAATAGGAATTGGCAGAACCGCGCTTAATCAAAGGTTAAATAACAAAGTGCAATTTACTCCAGCCCAAATGCGTAATATTGGAAAATTACTTGGGATTAGTGAAAAAGAATACTATTCATTTTTTTTTACTGAAAAAGTTCGATAAATCGAACAGAAAGAAAGTACATAAACCATATTAGCAAAATTATAAAGGAGGCGAAGAAGTGCCAAAACTGAAACTAAGTGACTTTGATCAAAAAAAGCTGATAGCCAGTGTAACTATCAGAAAACGAATGGAATTTAAGCGGGTTAATACAAAGGAAATTGCACGTAGGTTAAACCGTCCTGAATCCACGATAAAATACCGCTGGCAGCACCCTGAAACCTTTAGGCTTGAGGACTTATGGACTTTAGTATCTGCTCTCGGTTTGAGTGACCAGGAAATCCTACAGATAGTAAGAGGAAAGGAGCGGGTATGAAAAACTACCACAACCCCCCTAGACGATTACACCGACCACAGCCCATCGCCATTCCTAGAAATGACCAAGTACATAATGGCTCGCCTGTTTGCGGTAGCGTGCGTAGCCTTGGCAATAGCGGTGTGTGCACATTTAGAGATGCTTTGAAATGAGAGAAGAATGGAGGCGATACTAATGAAATTGCTTCAGTTAATAAATCGAAGATTAAAAGAAAAATACTGGTACAGTGAAAGAATGTACCAGTATGTAGTAAATGGGATTATTGGGTGGAGTGTAACGGTATTTTTATTTATATTATGGATTATCAAATGGTACATTTTAAATTAAACACGCTTAGCCAAGTCCCCAATTTTAGCATCGTCAAAAGGAATAGGCGTGCGATTTTTTTCTGTAGTTTCGGTATACTCCGCAAAGGCCCCGAACATCGGATTCTTTCTTACGGTTTTTACTGGTATGCTTTCATAGATACAAGATTCAATGGTACTTATTTTTTGTTGAACGTGAATAACTTTACCGGTGCCTTTTACAAGTTCGAGGAAGCCTAATGATTCTTTAGTATCTGGATCAATAATTTCTTCATCGCTCATTTCATAAATGAGGAATTTTTGACCAGCTGAAATGCCATCTTCAGATCCGACATTGATTGCAAGTTTATAATCATCAATAACTTTTACTACTTTTATATGTTTTTTCATAAATTATAAATCCTCCTGATTGTTTAAGTTTTTAATTGTGTCAGCAGTTTCAATATCTATTGTTGGTTTAATAACAATAGAACTTCGATGATTAGAAATATATGAAAAATATTCTTCTTTATTCTTATCATTAGGAAATAACACGATTTGTATTAGCCCTTTGTTGGTAATGGTTTCTACATAGCCAAAAGTAATTAGTTCCTCAAATCCATCAATCACATTGTAGAAAGATACTACTGAATGATGACTTAAAAAAGGGTTTGGTTTACAGAGACAGCGATTATTGATGCAATTTATTAACTCAATATAGTTTTTGCAAGAATTATTCTTTGAATCCAAATGTAACTTGAGTGAAAGCCAAGCAAACAGAAAAGCAAGCAAAAAAGTTATTACAAAAATTATATATGGCACTGAATTTCCTGGTTGAAATATAAATAACATAATCGCCGGAATAAGGGCAAGCGCAAAAGAAATAAAATTTCCCCAATCCATGAAATATTTTTTCAAGATATCACATCCTTTCGCCTAAATTTTACCATAAGCGACTGGATAAAACAACAAGAAAGGAAAGAACGAATGAACGAATTAAAAGTAATTGAGTACCGGAATATCCGGGTACTAACAACACAACAGATCGCAGAAGTCTACGAGGCGGATGTAAAGGTAATTTCAAACAATTTTAACCGGAACCGTGACCGGTACGAGGAAGGAAAACACTTTGTATGTTTGGAAGGGGACGAGCTCAGACAATTTAAAACGAATCATCAATTTGATGAATCGTCAAAAGTAAACAAGCTCTACCTCTGGACCGAAAAAGGAGCTTTCCTCCAAGCGAAGTCACTGAACACGGACAAGGCCTGGGAAGCATACAGCAATTTGATTGACGGATACTATAAACAGAAAGATGTGCTGGAAGGGCTGTCTCAGGAAATGATGGCGATTATCTCCATCGACCGGAAACAAGTACATATGGAAAAGCGGATGGACAAGCTGGAATTTGATATTCCCCTCTATGGAGTAGAAGCGGATGAACTATCTGGACACATAAACCGCAAAGTGGTAAAGGCTCTTGGCGGAAAGCAATCAGAGGCTTACAGGGACAAGTCAATCTGTAAAAAAGCGTTCTGTGACATTTATGATCAGCTTAAACGTGAATTTGGCATCTACAATGAAAATGGTCGGGCGTTATCATACAAGGCATTAAAGCGGAAGTATCTGGCCGATGCTCATGAATTTGTTGACTGCTATGTAGTGCCTACATATCTGGCAGAGTTGATTAAGACTGCCAATGCCCAAATGAACTTAGGCGTTGCATAAGGAGGTGATGTAAATGTGTAATTGCATGAAAGAAATGGAGCAGAATCTTATTGACAAATTAGGCTGTGACGATGCATATGGACCAATTGAGTTATTGTCTGGACTGGTATATCTTACATTCACAGTAAGGAATAACGGAAAAAAAGACAAGGAAGTACCGGTTATACTTTCGAAATGTCCATTTTGTGGCAAGGAATATGAAACTGATTAACAAAGCGAGCGCTGCAAAGGAGGCGCAAGGAGGAATCATGAGCAGGAAGAACAAAACAAACCGCGCCGGAGCAGCCATTGGCATGAACCCATTCGGCTGGGGAAACGGCGGTAAAAGAAAAAGGCCCACAGGTGCGCCAACACCTGCAGGTCAAGTAATTGTAAATCAAAATTATAACCCGTATTATACGCCAACAATCAGAGGATTGCAAGCTGGAAATTAATGATACATGTCCTATTTACATTTTTAATGGACTTAAAGGCAAAAATAAACAGTAGTTGATTGTGCGGCAGCATAGGAAAAGGAGCAGTATGGAAGAAAAAATGATTATGGTCTATGTACCACTTAATGAGTACAGAGCAGGTGTAGAAGCCAAAACAAGGCTTGAAATATTAAAAAAAGCTACTTTGTCCGGGAAATACGGACCTAGTAAGGAAGAGATCCTAAGAGTGTTAGGCATTGCTGATGGAGGTAATGAAGATGTACATGGGGATATTCCAGGAACAGGGGAATGAAGTCAATAGTGAAGATGCTTTTCGGTATGCCATGGAGAGACTTTCACAAGGTACGCCGGAGGAACAGCAGGAATTTATTGAGTGGTTTTATTCTGGTAATTGGGTGAAGGAGGAAGATAATGGACCAAATTAAAGAAGTAAGCGAAGTTAGAGATATAAAAAATACACAGACTGAAATGATGGTAAACCGTCAAGCACAGGAGGTTCAGGCGGCCATTGTAATCGCAAAGAGATTCCCACGTGATGAGTACGATTCAATTAACCGTATAAAGAGAGCTTGCAAACGTCCAAAACTGGCGGAGCAGTCCCTTTACTCTTATTCAAAGGGGAACCAGAACGTTACTGGACCATCAATCAGGCTTGCAGAAGCAATGGCACAAGCGTGGGGCAATATTGATTACGGCATTCTTGAATTGGAACAGAAAGATGGTAAGTCCGAAATGATGGCTTATGCATGGGATCTTGAAACCAATACAAGGGTAACAAAGATTTTCGGCGTAGAGCATAAGAGAGACACGAAAAAAGGCAGCTATGCATTGACTGACAGCCGCGACGTATATGAGCTTACTGCAAACTTTGGAGCGCGTAGGGTTCGCGCATGCATTCTCGGAGTAATACCGGGTGACGTTGTAGATTTGGCGGTTGAAGAATGTAGAGACACGCAGAAAACGGAGTTTGAAAAGATACCCAGCCTTGATAAGATCGAGAAAATAGAGAAGCTGTTTAAAAAGGATTTTAGTGTTAACAGGGAACAAATCGAAAAGTACATAGGCCAGAATATGGCGCAGCTCTCTAACGATAATGTGGTTGATTTATGGGGCGTTTACAACGCCATTAAGAACGGTCAGGGGAAGATTGAAGATTATTTCCATGTGGTTAAAGAAGAACCAGCGGATCCATTCAAAAAAGAGGAGCCAAAAGTATGATCTTAACTGCGGATAATTATTACAGCAATGAGGCGAATAAGCACTATCTTTCAGTGAGCCAGTACAAAGACTTCTGTGGAACTTATGGCAAGGTTGGCTGTGAGGAATACGCACTTGTGAAAATAGACGGATCTTGGGTTGAAGATATGGAAGAATCGGACGCTTTAATGGTTGGCAGCTACGTTGATGCTTATTTTGAAGGTACTATCGAAGATTTTAAAAGGCAACACCCTTGTATCTTGAAAAAAGATAAAACCTTAATGGCTAAATACGAAAAAGCCAATCAAATGATTGAACGATGTGAGCGTGACAAAAAGTTTATGCAGATGATGAGCGGAGAAAAGCAGGTCATCATGGCAGCGTATCTGTTTGGAGCCGACTGGAAAATAAAGATAGACAGTTACCATGTAGGAAGGTGCATAGTTGATTTAAAGACCTGCCAGAGCATCAGAAAAGAGTTTTACCATGCTGATATAGGCCACATCAATTTCTTGGCTGAATGGGGCTATTACATTCAAGGAGCCGTATATCAAGAGGTCGTAAGAATTAATACAGGGGTAAAATTACCGTTCTACATAGCGGCTGTTTCTAAAGAAAAAGTCACGGACATTGAAATAATACAGTGCGAGCAAAGCCTGTTAGACGAAGCCTTAATCGAAGTCGAGAGAAACACCCCGTACATATTACAGCTTAAAAGCGGAGAAACAGAACCTATGCGCTGTGGCGGGTGCGATTATTGCAAATTCACAAAGGTTCTAACTGGTCCAATATGGTCAAGTGAATTGTTAGGAGAGGTGTAACATGGATTCTATCATCACAGATGTTAAGGATTATTGTTTCTTTTGCGGGCGCACAGAAGATTGCGATCATCATTTTATTTTCGGATCTGGAAAAAGGCCGCTTTCAGAAGAAGATGGATTGAAGGTCCCTATCTGTAATAGATGCCACACTATGGGTAAAGTCGATGAGCGAATTCATGATAATACTATGGCAATGAAAATGTCTAAGATGATCGGACAGCTAGCCTGGGAGAATAAAGTGATTGCTTCTGGAGTTAATCCAGAACGGGCCAGAGAACTATTCAGAAAAAGATACGGAAAGAGTTATTTATAGCCTTGTGATCCCTACTAATCTCAGGGAATTACATATATGTCACAAAAATATGCCATTGGAAACCTCTGCCGTTGCTACTTTCAGGGCGGCGGTGGAGGGGAAAGGAGCCTATGGAATATAAGTTTGTAGTTAAAGGTCGGCTTGATGGACTGAATGATTATACAGCAGCAAACCGGACTAATCCGCATAAGGGCGGAAAGATGAAAAAAGATAATGAAACAATCGTTATATGCGCCATTAGACAGCAGTTAAGACGGTTACATATAGAAAGACCTGTAGTGCTTAAATTCGCTTGGTATGAGGCCAATAGGCGGCGAGATCATGATAATGTATCAAGCTTTGGTAGAAAGGTAATCCAGGACGCTCTTGTCAAGTGTAAGGTGCTGCATGACGATGGCTGGAGGTATGTTGTAGGATTTACTGATGATTTTTACTGTGATAAAGATAACCCACGGATTGAGGTTTTGATCGTAGAACAGGAGTGATTGCGTGAATGATGGAAATTACATAAAAATCAACCGCAAAATCCTTGAATGGGAATGGTATCAGGATATTAACACAAAGGTTCTTTTCTTCCACATGCTGCTGAAAGCTAACTGGAAAGAAGGAAAATTTCAGGGAACAACAGTCCCGAGAGGATCGTTTATTTCTTCCATTAATAAGCTCTCTACGGAAACAAACCTCACAGAAAGAGAAATTAGGACCGCAATTTCCCATTTAAAATCGACAGGCGAAGTGACAAGCAAAGCGACTAACAAATTTACCGTATTTACGGTACTTAACTATGATTGTTATCAGACGAACGACAAGCAAAGTGACAATCAATCGCCAAGCGAGCGACATTCAAACGACATTCAAACGACAACAATAGAAGAAAGAAAGAAGGAAAGAAGGGAAGAAGTAAAGAAAAAGAAAGAGGGAGCCGCTTCTCCTAAAGTGTATTTTGAAGATGATGAAAAGCTGAATGGCGTGTTTGTTGACTTTGTGGAAATGAGGAAAAAACTTAAGAATGGAGCCATGACGGATAGAGCTATAACCATGATGGTGAAAAAGATTAAAGCCCTGGATAGAGATAACGCAGTGGCGCAACTGGAACAATCTATCGTCAACAACTGGAAAGATATATATCCGATCAAGGAAAACGATTCTGGAAAAAAGGTTTCACAGAAATCAAATCAATTCCAGAACTTCCCGCAACGTGAGATAGATTATGACGCTCTTGTGTTGCAACAGCTGCAAGGAGGATAAATGGACGAAGAAAGAG